GTAAGAAATCATATGGATCAATGTCTAGACTGTTTACTAGAATTTTTGCTAGAGTGGTTTTACCTGTGCCAGCTGGCCCAACAAACAACAGTTGCGGAATACTCTTTTCCTTGATAAAATACTCAATCTGTTCCCGTTGTCCGGGATCAGTGAATACATACCCATCTATTGTTTTAGGGCGATACTTTTCAGTCCAAAGTTCTTTCATAGATTATCTCGATGTACGCAGACTAAATCCTCGCTACGAATGCTAGGGTCTGCAGGTTCCATTGTTTCTGGGTCAAATGCTTGGTATCCGGCTTCGTCAATCACTTGAAATAATTCTGCAGTATCTGCAGCACTATATGCACCAAACCATTCCGTAAACAACACTGGTTTATATTTTTGCAAAAATGCTCGGCTGTTACGTATAATTTCAATATCGTGCCCTTCTGTATCTGTTTTCACAAACCCAATATTGGCAATTTCTTCTGCTGTCAGATACTTGTTGCACATTGATTCCAAGGTCATTCCTGACACAGTAATACTTTCACCGCTCATTCCTGCCACACGTTGGGTTGTTTCAGCATCCCAAGTTTCACCAACAAGACCGCCGTTGCACATGGCATTCTGATGATCTTTGAATGTGAGTCCTTCAGCGTTCTGATTTGTCACTGCTTCAGTGGCAATTACAAAATTTCCTAGATGACTGTTAACCGCACAGTTAAACTGCAAGTAAGGTAGTATAACAGGATTAGGCTCAACTGTCAACACAGTAGCACGACACTGTGACATCATTGGGATGGCAGTATCGCCACTGTGCCCTCCAATGTCAATCACAGTCATACCGGGTTTGATCCAGGTTGACCAATGATTTTTTACCATATAATAGTCAAATATTGTTTGAAAGTCTGGTACACGTTCTCTTGGATGATCCATTTCAAACCAAAAACAACTCTCGCCGTCGGCAAGGTCTAATTTGTATCCTGTGCGTAATTTAACTGATGTTTGCATTATACTATCTCCTCAATGATTCCTAGAACTTCTGCTACCACAATACACACACCAGCTAACCAAAAGTTACCGGTCATTAGCACACCGCCGGCAAATATTCTAATTGCACTTTTGGCTAGGCTGACACGAAAATGTCCCAGACTGGGATCTTTGGGTTGAACAGCCAACAGTGGCGGATGGTGCGGGCATCTGCCCTGGTTAAAATCGCATGTTGGACTGTAAGGTTTACGACAAATAGCGCATTTGGATGATTTGGTGCTCACAATGATTTACGCTCCGCTGGCACAGCGGTTGAGATTGTTTCATCAGTGTCAGGTTGTTCGTCGCTGACAAATATAATTGCCGTTGGATCTGCTCTGCGTATTACAAATTCTTCATGGTCTTTTTCAATTTTAAGACCACGGCTCCAGCGCCCATGTTCTACCAGAATCCACTGCCCAACTTTGACATCATGTTGGGTAGGACCAACAGCGTACACTTGACCCCAACGTGGACGAATACCATCGGTCTTTCCGTCGTCTCCGAGTAAAATAACTCCACTGCTTAATTTGCGTCCGGTAAAGTCCATGTCTTTTACAATGACTGAATCTCTTAACGGTGTAATTTTACCATCTATTTCAATGGTATGTTGATATCCACGTTTTTGATCAAACGGATTTGTGACTGCCATTTTTTCCTCTTTTTAAATTCGTTGTGGTCCAGGTTCTACAGGTTGTTCTTGTTCGGCTGGTTTGTTTTTTGCTACCGAGTCTGCTAGGCTGCCTCTCAACGGTCTTTTTTGTGTATCAGTTGGGGGTGCAGGATCAGTGTTCTCGTCAACGTCTGCTGCAACTTCGACCCAGTCATCGGTAAGATCCTTCTTGGGTACTCGCTTGTGCGATTCTGGCACATAGTCTGTTGCTACTGGAGTGTTTAATTTGTAATAATCTGCCATGGCCTTGTGCTTGGGCACTTCAACTGTGCCGCCAGGTCCCAATTGATCGCCTTTGGCGTTCACTTTCATGTTTCCCACTGCAATTGTGCTTTCGTTTTGAGCAATAATTGCGTCAATATTTACACGTTTTCCATTTGCTGTAGTATATACTCTTTTCATAGTGTTTCTCCTTGTTAGCGGTATTTACCGTAAAAACTCACTGACATCTAAATCATAATACATGCTGTTAATTCGATGAACACCTATTAGGTACAGCACATAACTTGCCACGCTTGATCCACGGCCTACACCCCAGACAATATTATTGGTACGCCAGGTATCCACTACGTATTTTAATTGTCGTAGTAAGTCAAATAAATTTCTTTCTTGGTACAATAGTAGTTCTTGGCCCACACGTTGTAATTCTTCTTGTGTTTTACATTGACCCAACACCCACTGTGCAATATCTAAACTCAAATATTCTTCGGGCATGTGCCACAAACTTTGTTGAGTTTGATGAAACACATCAACATCGTAATCGGGTGGACAAGGGTGATATTCTCCAACCAATGGAAGATCAGCATAGGTACTCTTAACTGCACTGTTGTACTGATCCCAATCTTGTACTAGAAATTTACTAACATCAACTTCTGGCCGTTGGTACAATATCTCGCATAGTGTGTTGCTGGTAGCGTAGGCCTGACCAAATTGATCATAATTCATTTGATATCAATGATGCCTTTGAATTTGTCGCCCTTGGCCTCCATTTCCTCTAGCGTTTTACGATTACGATTGTCCATCTCGTAACGATAATTTTCCAGAATCATTTGCATTTGTGGAATAATACTAGTAGGACCTGATCTATAAGCCTGATTCATTTTGGACATAAGGTCGTTGTATTTTTTATGAAGATCTTCGTTAGAAAGCCCAGACAAGTCAGTAACAAGTGGGTGCATCAGATATCTCCTTGTTGTCTATTTTCCGATGAATGTACGTTAAACGTGCCGCCGGGATAACGGCTCATGAGTTTGTTTACATTTTCTTCAATTACCGCGTTGGGATCTAGGTTCAAGGCACGACATGCATTGACCCAGTACCACATGACGTCACCCAGTTCACGTTTCATATGGAACAAGCTTTCTTCCGTAAGTGGCTTACCTTGGAACAACATTTTCTTTGGAATTTCACAGAACTCGCCGGTCTCTGCTGCCAGTCCCAGCGCCGCAGTGATCAACAGTGGCACATTAACGTCTGGGCCGTGTGTGTCAGTCTCAAAATTAAAATTTCCATCCAGCTGATCTAGACGATCCATGAATGTGGTTAGGTCTTTGCTGGGTTCACTGGTAACTGCACCAACAAACTCGCTGTAACGATTTAAATTTACGGTCATAAAAAACTCCTAGTTTGCATAATTATACACTATGCCCATCTAGGAGTCAATTATTTTGGATTAGATATTTGTTAAACGTTAAACCAACGTCCAACGGCGGCACTATACATTAGTTTAATTGAAACAGAACTAGTAATACTAGCTGAATTTGCCCAAGTATTGGCCAATCCATAAACTGAAGTTACACCAGGAGTCATGTTTGAAACAAAACAACTGGTAATTGCTGTCATTGTTGTAAATTGTAATTCTCTACCATCTTCAACTGAATTAGGTAGTGTAATAAACAAGTTGGCTACAGTTCCAGTAGGACTTGCGTTAGCAATAAATCTGTTGTAATCTACGTTTGCACGAAGATTCTGCCCAGTAACTACGTTGGCCAAGAAATAATCTGGGTTAATAATTCCGCCATTGGTAATTAAATTACCATTAACAAAAATGTTACCGGCCACACCAACACCGCCCGCAACTACCAGTGCACCAGTAGTAGTACTGGTTGAGCCTACATTTGAGCGTACTACAACGTTGCTACCAGTAGTGTCGTTGATGGCCGAACCCAATGATACATTGCTTGCAATGGTTGAATTGTAAGTTGAAACAGTTAATCCATCTAATGTTAAATTACCAGTGATACTCATGCCTGACAGATCAATGTCTCTGTTTCTAATTAGATCCTTGATACCAATTGTGGTGCCACCATCAACTGTGAAGAATTCAAAAAGATAGTCTGTGTTGTTGGCGATTTCTGCACTGCTAAAGGTTATAATTGGTGGACTGGTACCTGCCAACCCAGCAATTGAATCTGGATCGCCTAAAGTACATGCAGTTGGTAACGTCAATGTATAACTGGCGTTTGTGTTGTTGACCCACAGCTTGATGCTTGCATACTGATTGCTGGTATTGGTAGGAAAGCTAAATGCAAGAGTGGTTGATCCGCTCATGGTAATTTTTTGGAAATTGCCATTTGTAAAATTAACTGTAACACTGCCACTCGCACTACCTATGTTGTTGTAGTTTTGTCTCCAGGCAGATAAGCTTGGGTTACTAATGGTGTTTCCGGAGAAATCATTGTCTAATACTGTATTGGTCAATGCACTCTTCAAGACTGCTTTGTTCTGCAGATCCTCAACTTCGGCTTTGACATATACTAAATTGTTTCGAATATTGGTAAAATTGTCACGAAAACCTTGACTGTCATTGTCTTGGCCTGCAACAGGATATGTACCATCAATATTATTTGGATTTACTTGGCTTGTCATTTATACGAATACTCCATTTTGTGGGAACTTGATATATTTATCCTTACTTTCGGGTTTGATATATTTGTCTCTATTGGTACTAAACGCTGTTCCACCGCGTATACCACGACGACCTGCTTGAATGTCTTTTTCACGTACACAGCAACTACCACCGTCAAATGTGGTTTCTGCTGTTCTAATTGTGGTAGCAGTTGGTATAAAGTACGG